GTGTGGTCGTTAAGGAGTGGGGTAGTGCTATGCAGTTTTGGTTTGGCACAACTAGAAGTAGCGCCGATAAAACAAGGTTGATGATTAAATGACTAAGCAAGAATATTACGAATACTGTTTCGATTGTGAATGCAATGGTGAAATTCCACTAAGCTATGAAGAGGTAAGCCCAAATTAAGGCTTACCTCAAAGTTAATTAAACTGGGTTTTGCATCATTCCGCTAACCCAAAAATTATTGCCACCTGCATTTTTGAAGTTTGCAGAACGTATAGGTGTTATCCCAGCCCTTAAATTAAATTTAGCACCAGTTGGAATTACACCTCTAACTTGACAGCTAGGTCTGCTAAACATAATTTTCATGTTTACATTAGGGCTAGTTATCTGAACTCCAGCACTATCAAAGAAGTAAACCCTAAATGAGGATAGACTAGAAACTTCAACATTATATTCAGAGTACCCGCCTTTTTCTGAGTTTACGTTAACTACATAATCCCTAGCTAAAGGATGAACTATTTTTAACGCGTTCACAGTGGCATCCCAAGACATTGATATGCCTGCTTGTGATGATGAAACCAACCAAGGTTTAGCTGGGTCATTTATGAAATTTGAGCCATCATAAATTATTGAGCCAGCAAATTCAGTCCAAGGTATTATGTTTATTTGACTTGCATTTTGAGACATACCAAAATCGCACATGAAGCTAAGCCCGTACACTTGAGAAACAACAGCGCTATCCTGAGCGAATGCGTGGTTGTCATGGTCAATAATTAATACATCATCAACATAACTAACGCTTACTGCGTTACCGTCAGGGAATAAACCAGAACCAGTGAAGCTCATGTCTGTAGTATCTATTAACCCGCTTAATTGAGCGTACGCAGTGAAATCGGTGTGGGCAACTCCAACTGACCCTCCAGTAACAACGCCGTATTTACACAGCTCATCATCAACAGTTATAGATAAGTTATTAACTTTTTCATAAGTATTTGTATATTGGAGCCTAATAGCGAAGTCGCCAACTTTTGAAACCCCTGAAAAACCAAGAGTGTCATGCTCAGTATCATCAACAAATGAAACAGATCCATCGCCAAGAACTCTAGGTATGCAAGATATAAATTGTTTTTTGTCTGAGTTGAAAGGGCTTTGTGTGTAAATTCCATTAAGAGCATCTAATCGCTGTGATGATGATGCTGTATCAGGGATTGCGTTAGGTATTGTTCCTGACTCATTAAATATTGCCTGAGAAAAACCAAACTCACCATCAGCTACAACGGCAATATTTCCATTTGCTATTTCAAAAGCTTGCCCGTCAAAAACTCCGTTTGTTATTGTATATCCAGTTGTTAAGCCTCTACTAATAGCTTCTGCTGGGCTTATAATTTCAAACTTGCCAGCGCTAACACGCTTTGATAACTCAACGTATGTAACTTCTACAATTTCACCATCTTGAAGCAAAGAAGCCTCAAGTGCTGATATTGTTGGAATATCATTTTTATCACTGTACGTGACCTGTCTATAATCACTATTACCGACTGGATTTGTACCAGCAGGAACAACCTTGTTAGGCGCGCCTGCACCTACATAAACCCAGCTATTGCCGTCAGCATCAATGCCTACATCATTAAATAGCTCATATGTAAAACCATCAGCGAACGCACCAACAACACGGAAGCCGCGAGATTTGTTTAAATCAAATATCGATGATTGAATCTGTGTATTCCATCCATCAACTAAATATTGATAACTTGGTTTTGGCCCATTGCGCAATGTTGGTATTAATCCATTGTCATTAACCAACCCATCGAGTGATGTTGCGTTTGCTTCTACATCTGCTATTTTTGACATTTTGTTACTCTCTTATTTATAAGTTTTTACATTATAGCGTAAAATTAATCAGCTTCATAAATTCTCTCGTCATAACCAATCATGCTAATTTGAACATCATAACCAGCTGTTTCACGCTCCATTACACGCCAGCGCCTATTTATAGTGTCGTTAACCTGAGTGATGTAATATCTGCTGCCAACTTGACCACCTTCAAATCCCTCGGTATAAGCTTGAGATAAGTCAGCACAAGTAAAGCTATTTGCTGTTGATGCTGTTACCGTTTGAGGCCCTATAGCTTCACCTAGCGCGTTTGTATAATAAACTTGATACGTTACACCTGATTGCAAGTTAAGATCCTCACCAACCGTAGCAGTACCACCGTTTATAGATAGAATTTCACCACCAAAAGCGTCACCACCCTCGTATACTTCATTGTACATTACCACTGCGCCGCGCTCTAAAAACCTATGAGCATCTATAAACGTGTCAGATAAAGTCCAGCGTTGATATAGCATCTTCCTTATTTCAAGCTCAGCCCTGTTAGTTGCGTTAACTAAATTTTGGCAACCTGCAAGCTTTATCTCTTTTGGGTTTTTCCCTGCTGTATTTTGTATAACTCCAAGACTATCAATTGAACGATAAATATAAGCTTTCTTATTTATCCCCCTATCTACATACTCAATTTGCACACTATCATATTCACCGCTTACAAAGCTTGAGCGCGATATAGAATAACTTCTATCTGATTCGGCAGCCAAATCTGAACGGCTTAACAATGCCGAGTTAAAAGAAACAGCTTCATCACGCCAAAATCTTATTTGTTGACCGTCCCAATATTTGTATACCCGAGCAACATTTAATATTGTATCAATTACAGTGCCAGCGCCATTGCTCGCATCGTCAAAAGTATAGTCAAATGTTTTAAAATCCTCTGGCAGTGAGTTTGCTATTGTGTATAGCTCGTCAAGATTTAAAAGGTTAACGTCTTGGCCGTAGAAATCACGCCATACAAATAAAACAGCGTCAGCAAAGTTTCTGCTTGGCGAGTCTGGAAGTATTTGACCGGTGTTAACATCATAACTTGGCATTTCAACTTGTCCGTTTACTAGATTTATTTTGTTATCAACGCCTGAGCCAGTTGGTATTTGTGTTGTTGGCATTTTAACTGAAAGCATAGTGCCACCATCAGGAAAATCATAACTTCCAAGCTCTTTAATGCAGTAAACAGCCTCCATTGTCGGTATATCTGGCGTATTTGTATCCTGTGACGCTTCATTCGTTCTTTTCACCTCAAACTCATACCAAGTCTTACCAAATGTAGGTATTACTGTAAAAGTCTCGTATACTGCATCTACTGTGTCATCTGAATATGTGGTGTTGAATGACTCACTATTGCCAGTTCTGTTACCACCCTTGGAGTCAAGCTCATAAACAACTACATTTATCGGTACTGTTTTTTTAAGCCCTCTATCGAACTTAATATTAAAAAATAACTTTTCACACTCAATAGGGCATGAGAATGGGCCAATTGTATTATCTAGTTTTATTGTAAATACGTAAGGTCCTGAGTATGTATTATTATCAGAGTAAGGGCCATTAAAGTTAATTACTATAACTCTATACTCAGATCCAGTTAATACCATTGATGATATTGATCCTGTACCTGTGACAATTTCTGGAACAGGCGGGCCACCATCTGCCAAAAATGCAGTATAAGTTAATTTTATGTTCTCATTACCAGCGTCAAAAGACGACTTCAACAAGTCTGACTGTGAATCTTGAGTTAAGTAAATCTCAAAAACACCTCCGGCATAAATAGATGTAGACGCGCTTTCACTGCATGAGTAAGTTGAGCCATCATTACCCTCATTAGTTCCTTTTATAATTTGACCATCAACCTCATCAACCTTTTGGCCAACCCTATAGTTTGGTATTGTAGTTACGCCTGACACCGGGTAATAAAGAGAAGTTGTTGCAGTGCCAAACTTAACTATGTTGGTATTTCCTGCTTGTATTGTAGCTCCAGTTAATACGCCTGTGCATACTTCAAAGTATTGCTCTGATTGTTTTACATTACCTTGGTAGTACTCTATCGCCTGACCTATCAAATCAGGATATACAACAGGACTTCCAACAACTAAAGGGCGCTGTGAGTAAGCCCTAGATACGTTTGTTTGTGATGTGTAGTTGTTATTTGGACTTGTCTGCTCACCACCTGGCGCATCAGGAATATCAATTAAGAAGTTTAAAGCGCCTTTAAGCAAATCACTAGCAACGCCAAAAAAACCACTAATAACACCTTTAACCTCATGAGTTACAGTTATAATGTCATTGTCACCAAGAACATTAAACATCGCGTGGCTGTATGGTGGTACTATATCTTCATTTAAATGTATTGTTACTTTGCTTGGATCTATTTTATCAAATCTTGTTTTTACGGCATCGATAACGCGCATTTTACCGCTTAAAGGATAAACCTCAGGCTTTCTTAATTTTAACTGGTCTTGAACTATTAATTTAGCCATTAATTTATTACCTCATGGAATGTAACGTTTTTATAAGCTTTTACTAAGACGCTAAGTGAGTGTATTTCTACTTTACCGCATTTCTCTTCATTTCCTCTGGCATGTAGAACCTGTTGATTGCCAACGCATATGCCAATATGTACAGGATTCATTGAATTATCGTAAAGCGTTACTACTGCACCATTCTGCCATCTGCCTACCTGCCACCAAGTGCGCTTAGCCTCTCTTCGCCATATACCATCAAATGCAAAACCCTCTTTGTAACCTGTTGCTTTTGGCAATTCGACACCTTCAACCATGCTTTTATAAAGCTTAACAAGTCCGTAGCAGTCAACCTCATCAACAGTGTCAGCACGATTAACCCAAGGCTTTCCAACCATTAGATTTATAAAATCTTCTTGCTTCATCATAGCCCCTGTAGACCTACATAAATAGCTGGGTCAAATATTTTATTAACCTTTGTTTGCTTCTCAAGGTTTTCTGTTGTTAGCTCTATTTTCACTTGCCTAACACCTGCAGTAAAATTTGACATGTAAGCAGAGTAATCATAAAGCGCATCTTGCTGCCCTTCCAGATACGTCAAAAATCTGACGGTTACAGCTTCAAACGTTGGCGCATAATCAAGTTTCCTTATCTCGCTAACAACCTCAAACCCAACTCTATCAAATGAAACTTCACCCTTATCAACATCATCACTTGATAATATTGATTGCTCAGGTATTGAAGCTATACAGCCTGTAAATGTTTTTATTTCACCGTCAACGAAGAAATCTAAATCATCTGATTGGTCAGTAACAAATCTAAACTCGCCTATTGTCGGGCTGCTTATTATAAATGCGTTGTAAACAATTCTTTCAGCATCTTGTGTTACATAAAATTGCTTTAACTCATCATTCATTGTTTAGGCCACCTTTCATTTATTGCAACATCAAGAGGGTCATAACCATTATTTGACGTTAACAAGTCCCAATAATCATCCTTTTCCTGTTGAGTTTTATCTTCCCAGCCTTGAAGTAGCTTATCTGCGTAAATCACGCCATCATACGTGTAATAACCATTGCTCTCAGTTGGGTTTATTGGTGGCGTTTTCCATTTGCAATTATAGTCATTAAACCCACCCTCAGTTTTTAGTGACATTTTAAACTGCTGACCTTCATCAACACCTTCTAGCCACAAAGCCATTAATTGTGTTTTCTCGTACGGTATCAAAAAAGAAACGTTGAAATAAACGGTTGAGCTATCACGCTTTTTACGTGTTAGCATTTTGCCATCAAAGCTATCTCTGGCATCATATTTTTGCTGAACACTTCGCTGCTTACCGATAAGTGGCGCTGGCAATATATCGTGTGGGTAATCTATTGGAATTGGCATTTATTACCTCTTTGCATTGTTTGAGTAGTTGCCGCCTGACTTCATAGCATTATACATTGAGCCGCGTCCTTTTTGTAGCTTGCCAGCTTCGTTGCCAATTTCAATTTTAGCAATTCCAGCGGCCTCATCCCTAGTAACAAACACTTGGTATGGTGTGTAGTTATTAACCTCAACACTCATATTTGAACCACTTACAGCTTTATCAAGTGTCGTAATGTTGGCGTTTTTAGTGTTCATCAAGTAGTCTTTGCCGCCTTGACTCCAAACCTCTGGCACACCTGTTTCATTTACGCGGTACATGCCATTTGATACTGGCCCACCGTATTGTCGACCACCAGAATATTGCTGGTTTTGTATTGCTGAAACTTGTATTGCACCCATAGCCCCAGCAGCACCAGCTAAAGCAAAGTTGATTGGTGGCGGCGCAGCTGCTAAAGCGTTTGATATTGCCATGGCTGTATTTATTATTGCCTGAGCGGTTTGGAATTTCTTCTTTTTATCAAATGATTTCTTGTCGCTTACTTCCATGTTATTTGCATACTCACCTACTAGACTGCTTAAAGAGCCTAATAGTTGCGCTTGCGAGCTGTTGAACAAAGCTTGTGATTGCATGCTTTTCTCGTTAGCTTTTTCCATTTGCGCCGCTCTATTTTCAACGCTCGCTACAACAGCTTGGTCGTAAAGCTGTTGGTTAATAAGCCCCTGCTCACGTAGGGCAGTTAACTCCTCAAGCTCGGCTGCAAACCTCTCAGGCTCAGTCATACCTCTATCTATAATACCTTGAGCAAAACCCTCTGCTTTTCCTTTTTTTCTATTTTCTTGTTGTTCTAGCCATTTCTCTTGCTGGTTAAACCAAGCTAAATCACTTTCAGTCTTTTTGCGTACTGATTCTTCATACTGTTTGTTTGCTGCCGTTGCTGCGTCTATTTCTTCTTTGTTTTTCTTGGTGGCTTCGTTCGCATCGTAAAGAGTTAGTATGTGTTGCTTTTGAGTCTCGTCAACACCTTCAAGCTGCAATCTAAACGAAAGCGCAGCTCTTTCTCCTTGCTCTAAAGCAACCTTCTGCTCAATCATTGATAGCGCCAAATTAGAAGCGGAATTTGCAGCCTCCACGGCCTTGCTTGTGTCCTCATCTATAGCTTGGCCTTTACCAAATAAAGCCATTCTAAGTTCGTTAATACCATCAGTAGCTTGGTTTGTAGCTATGAAATACTTAACCATACCAGATGCAAGCTTGGTTATTTTTTCGTTTGAATACCCGTAAGCTGCTGCTAAATCTTCGGTGACGTTTTGCAGTGATTTAATTGATACTGCATCACCTTTTTTTATAACATCTGACATAGCCAAACCAAGATCTAAAGCTTCACTTCTTGTTATTTTAAATTTCTTTGCAATTAGATCTAAATCTCTATTTAGGTACGAGCCAGCAGACCCAATATTTTGACCGCCTCGTATGGCCTCTGCAACGTCATTCATATCTCCGCCAATATCTTTGGCTACACTTTCCGTAAGATTTCTAAGCTCTGTAAATGTTGACTTGTAAACTTTTGATGTTGATTCTGCTGACTCAACTATTGCCTTTGATGAGTTTTTTATAACTTCATTTTGATTTAGTATTGCTTCTGCTAGCTTAATCTTTGCTAGCTGCTGGCTTACTTTGTTTAGCTCCTTCATTTCATCGGCGTAATTTGCAACGCCATCAGCACCAATAGTCATCACAGCTTTCACTTGCTCTATTGATTTTTCCAAAGCGTCAGCACTTGTTTTATTGCTCATCAGTGATGGCAGTAGCGTACCTAGTAGTACAGCACCAAGCGACACTATCACACCAACTAGAGGCGCACCCAAAACAATACCTAAATCCGCCGACTGCTGAGCAAGTGCAACCATGGCAGATTGACCACCCTGCAATTGACCTACAAACTGCTGAACCTGAATACCTGCTTGACCAAGGTTAGCTTGCACGCCCTTTCTCACGCCTTGAGCAGCCTTTGTTGTTTGCGCATTGAAATTTTTAACAGAGTTATCAACCTTTTTAAAGCTGTTACTCATGCTGTCAGTGGCTTTTGTTGTGACGGTTTGAGCCTTTAAAACATCGGTTGTTTCAACTCCAAATTCATACCATATGCGACCAGCGTTTTCTGCCATATCCAAACTCAACTTAAAAATGATAAACTAAACGCATTATACCACAGCTAAAAAGGCTTTCATTAATGCTTACACGTTACGGATTCGGTGCAATTTATATAGACGATAAAGAATACAAAATCAGTCCAACTTTCCAGAATATAGACAAACTAGGTACACCAAAGGAAATAATAGAAACATTTACATCGTTTTTTAATTGCCCGTCTATTAATTGGCAATATCATCGAGCTGTTGAAATACTGCAAGCGTGTTGCGATCCAAAACTACCAGATAGCGCAACAGGCAGGTTTAAGGTTTACGAAAATGGTAAGTTAAAGCTAATCAACCCGCCTAGCAAAGACTTTATGCACGACATAATTGTGTTAGCAAGTCACTGTTTAAAGCATGGCGTAATAGGCGTTACAGGTAATGAATCAGAAAGTGAAGGTGAGCCAATTAAAGAGTTTGATGTTTATTTCTACATTGGATTAGCTTGCGAGCATTTGAGAAAGTCGCGCGAAGAAGCGGCTGATATGACATTAACAGAGTTTTTAATGGCGTGGGATATTAAATTTCCAGAAGCTAAGAAGAAGCGTGATGAAAGGCTAACTAAAGCTGAGCAGCAAAGGTTAATGGATTATCAAGACGAGCTAGATAGAAAAGCAGAAGAAAAGCGAAAATCTAAAAATAATACTTTACAAAGTTAATGTTAATCTTTATATTTAGTTTAACTTAACTGCAAGAGAGGTTTTTATGATTGAATGGATTAGTGTTAATAAACAATTACCACCAGCTCGCCAAAGTGTTTTAATTTGCGTTATGAGTAAAGTTAACAGTGCTGGCAATGTAAAAAAGCAATTCACCACAGGCTTTTTATCTAAGCATAATAAGAAGTGGGTAGTTTCAGATAGTAGGTTTGAAGGTGTGAAAAACTGGATGATTACGCACTGGTCTGAAATAGGAGCTACCCCAAGAGTTGATACGTCAATAAAAAGCAAGCTTATAGATATAAGAAATGAAAACGATCCTGTTTTTCAATCTAGAAAAAAAGAGGATGAGTTAATGCTACAGATGGAAAAGGAGCGAGAAGAATGCAAGCGAGCTGAAATGGAAAGAATGAAAACTCCTGAATATCAGAAAGCATTAAAAGAGGCTTTTGATTATCAAGATGAGCTGGATAGAAGAGCCGCCCAACTAAGAGCGGCTAAAAAATCTAAACAGGAAGTGTCTCAGACTGATAAGTCGGATTAGTCTCATCATACGTAGGAATAGCCGTAAAGGTAAATTCACCTGTGCGGTTTCCTTCGTTTTCAGCGCTACGACCCAATGATGTAATGTTACAAAAGTAGTATCGGTACTCACTCAATAGCGGATCCATCATACGAACCCAAACGCTAGGCTGACGACCAGCCTGCACTTCTGCAATGTAGTAATTACGTAAAGCTTGTTGTGAGCTTAAGTTAACCACATCTTTTGCATCAAGCACACTAGCAGTAATCTCAATATCACTACCTATAACGGTTGTATCTGTGTAAATACCGCTTGAGTCTGTATTGCTTGTTACTGTGCGAGGTGTCAAGTTTTCTCCGCGCGTTTCAACAAAGCCAAGCTTAGTGTAAACAAGTGGGGTTGTTGCATCTGTTTTCGGGTCATCTGTGCCACAGCCTTGCACCCACGAAAGGACTAGACCGCGACCAATGCCGATTGGTTGGCTATCACATGTTGCCATAATTTTATACCTCATAAATAAATTGATAACGTTATCGCAGTGATTATACCATTTATTTACAGGCAATAAAAAACCG